TCTCCACCACGCGCATCGCCCGATTCATATCTCTGGCCGGCGTCACACATTTCGTGGACGGTGTTCTTCGCCGACCGGCTTGCGTGGTTTCGCGTACTCACATCTGGTGAGCACGGCCAGTTCCAGAGCTGGCGTGGAGATCGAATTTATTGCTCGCGCTGTGCCCATTGCTGGGGATCGATCTGCGAGGTTCCCGTGCTGTTAAAGAGCGGCGGGCTGTGAGGCCCTGGCGAGTCCCTGTCGGGTGACTCGATGGAGCTAATATCTCCTATGGAAATATTCATGTCAACTCCATTGGAGATAATTTATTCGGCGGGCACAAAAAAGCCCGCTCGATGGCGGGCCTGAATTGCATGTTTGTGGCTATTTCACCGGTGATTTGCAGTGCTTACAGATGCTGGCGTCTATTTTTATGCGCTCTGCGCAGGCCGGACACTTCTTGATGGATTTGCGCCATACCCATATCCCAATGAGGGATAGAGGCAGGCCAACGATCATTAGCCAGCCAGCCTCAATCGCTTTGTGCGAGCCAGGGAAGGCGGTCTGAGCCTCCCAGAAGCCCAGAGCAAAGGCGGCGATCCCAAGCGCTGTTAATATTTTCCCAAGCATCGAAACCTCCATGTGAATTGAACCGAAATCCTACCATGCAGGCGAGATGACATCACCGCAGGAGAGCAGAGATATTTGTGCGAAAGGATTGGTGGGGCGGGGAGGGTAGTAACAAGAAGCCCGGCGCTGGGCCGGGCTTTTTTTGGAATCAGAATGTCGTGATCATATTTACGAGCCTTTGATTAGCTCTTTGATCGCGTCGCGAGTTTCTTTCCTATCCTCTCTCATCTCAAGGCGAAGGGCCTCGAACTCTTTGGCGCGTGCATCACGATCTGCACGAAGCTCAATTCTTAGCGTATCGCCGAGATGATCGACGCTACTCGACGCGTCCGATCGGGCAGCGTCAAGCTTCGTGTCAATGTGAGCATACGCAGCCCACCCCACACTCACAGAGGCTATTGCGGCGATGAGCACTGGAAGTGTGATGGATACAAACAGATCTTTTCTGAATGCGCTCATGATGGTAATCAAATCCTTTGGTGTACTGACAGTATACACGCTGTCAAGCGGTAGCGATTCTTCAGACAGTGTAGAGGTGTCGACGTTTGAGATGTAGTAAAACCCAGAAACATTTCTCTCAACTACCTCTAAAAGTGAGGAAACCTCGCCCATAAAATCATAAAACGCGGGTGAGCCTTGAGCGATTCGCATCAGTCGTCCTTGGTCATCGAATCAAGCACCTCTTTAGAATTGAATAGCGCAGTGTGGCCACAGTTATCGCACGAAGCTACGAAAAACCAAATTCCTAAGTGCTGGACGTTGGGTACCGGTGTGGCCACCACGCCAGCAACGTTACCGCCGGTTGGGGCGGATATGACGTCATACTCCCCGCGGTTACAGAAGCAGCATTTGTTGCCGGGTGCCACCCTGTTGAGAAAATCAACAAGGGCCTGGCCAGGTACCTTAAGCGCCTTGTCCTGCTGAGGTGTACGCCCAGAACCTTCCTCACTAGAATCAATATTTTGATGATCGTTGCTCACTTTGAGTCCCTTCTAATATTCAATACCGGTCTAAGCGGGTATCTCAGTCGATTTACAGCATCCCGCCGCGCCAAACCACTCGCCCGATGATGCGAACCTCGTTTATCTCTCCGTCACGCAGCGTCTCGTCCCCATAGCGCGCCTTGTCCGGGTTATCGCTTCTGATGATCCAGCCGTCGAAGTCCGACTTCACCAGGCGCTTCACGATCGTGCCTTTCGATTCGCTCTGCATGGCGAATATCTGACCGTCCTTCGGCTCAATCTTCGACTCATCCACCAGCAGCACGTCGCCGTCGTTGATGGTCGGCTCCATGCTGTGGCCGTTCGCGTAGATCACATCCAGGTGCTTCTGGTTGAGGTTGTTGGCGCGGAGCCAGGCCGACTTGAACGCCATCACGCCACGGATCTCGACGTGTGGGTTGTCGTCACCGTCACCCGTTGAGCCGCGCGCAGTCAGCTGCAAGACGCCTGTGTAGCCAGGCTCATCGTTCAGATCGAAGCTTCGCGGTGGAGTGCGAATGTCGTCGGTTTCTCGGTGAGAGGGGCGCAAATCAGGCAGCAGAGAGGTGATTCGCTCTATATCGCTCTCAATCCTTTTACTGAAGACGCCTATGGGCACCCCGAGCATCTCGGCCATTGAAACGGCCAGCTTCTGAGTTAGGGGTCTGTGGCCATTCAGGTGGCTTCCAAGGGTGCCCTGACTCATACCAACCGCGTGTGCAATCTCATCCTGGGTAAGCCTTTTGTCTTTCGGGCGCGCGGCGTTGTAGTCCGCAATGGCCTTTTTCAAGGCTGCGCACTCATCCCGCTCCCAATCAAGCAACTGGCGTCTTTCTTTAGTCATTTATGAAGAATATTCCCGACGGAGATAGTTAGCCATCTCCATTGGAGTTGCAAAGTATCTCCACGGGAGATAATCTGCGAACATGAATGCCAATGGAGATATGGCCATGAGCCGAATCACTCTTAGTGAATTTGCCCTGATAAAGGGCCAGACCAACGCCGCACAGCTGCTTGGAATGAGCCAGGGCGCCTTGAATAAAGCTTTGCGCGTAGGCCGAAACATCTACGTCACAGAGTCTTCTGACGGTTCGTTTCGAGCTGAAGAGGTGAGGGCCTTTCCCTCGCAGAGTCAGCGCCTCGCCAGCTAAGCGAAATCCATGTCCGCCGTTCCATTGAGCAAATGATCGCCCCTGCACCCGCAGGGCGCCACGGAAACAAATTTGAGGTTTTACGAATGGAAGACTTTTTGGATGCGTGCCAGGCAGCTGTGAAGGGGAATGAGCCCAAGTCCCTGGCTGCAAAGATGGGTGTTCCGCATGTGAGCCTCCTGCAGCGCGCCAACCCTGACAACGATGCTCATCGCCTGACGGTTGAGCATCTGTTCGGGATCTTGCTGCATACCGGCGACATGCGCCCGCTTGCGGTCCTGGCCGCCGAGTTCGGCTTTGACCTGGTGGCGAAGACTGAACCCAAGCCCGAGGCCCTTACCAAGTCGCTGATCAATGTCGCGAAGGAAGTGGCCGACCTGACCATCGCCGTCCATGAGGCGCTGGGCGACAACCACGTCAGCACCTTCGAGAAGAACCTGATCCGCCAAGAGATCAGCCACGTTCGCCAAAGCCTCGACGTGATGGATGCGTCGGTTAAGGCCGCCTGAATTTCAGACACAAAAAAGCCACCGGACGAGGGTGGCTTTTTCTACAGCGGTAAACAACTGGAGCGAATCATGCACCAACACACCGAATCGATCAATAGCCCCAACATTCTCGCGCCACGATTTTCGCAATCTGAAAACGTAGCGCGAAATTCGTCAGTTATCCCGTTCGACTTCGACGGCGCAGCAATCAGGGTCATCACCGACAAGCTCGGTGATCCGTGGTTTGTCGCGCGCGATGTCGCCGACGCCCTCGGCTACTCCAAGCCTGAGAACGCCGTGGCTCGTCACTGCAAGGCCGCGACCACTACCCCGAAACAGGGTGGTGGTTTCATGACCATCATCCCGGAGCGGGACCTGTACCGGCTGGTGATGAAGTCTAAGCTGCCGGCGGCCGAGAAGTTCGAAGAGTGGGTGGTCGGGCAAGTGCTGCCGAGCATCCGCAAGACCGGCACCTTTTCTGCCCAGGGCCCGAACAACTCCAAAATCGTCGGAGAGCTGGCCATTCTTGAGTGCTTTGACCGCCTGTTGAAGCCCGCCAACTCCAGCAAGATGCTGATGCTGGCAAAGATCGCCGCCAACAACGGCTTGGATGCCAAATTCCTCCCGGGATATGCCGTTGACGCTGCGCCTGATGCCGCTGGCGGCTCTTCCATGCCGACCAAGGCAATCACCGCCCTTATCAAAGAACACGCCATCGCCAGTACCGCGCGCGCCTTCAACATTGCTTTGGAGGCCCACGGCTTCCTCAAGGTCCTCCAGCGCAAAAACTCCAAGCAGGAAATGGTCGACTTCTGGTCCGTGACCGAGAAGGGCCTGGCCTACGGCAAAAACCTCACCAGCCCTCAATGCCCCCGCGAGACGCAGCCTCACTGGTACGTGGATCGCTTCCTTGAATTGGCCGCAAAGGTCGGGAAGGCCTGACATGCAATACACCGTCACGATTAACCAGGTGAAGGCGCTGGAGTGGGGGCTGAATTCTCAGCAGGCCCTGCTATTCGCCTTCGTCTACGGCTGCCCGAGTTGGACCAAGCCAATCAAGACTGATGACGGGATCTTCTTCGCGCTGAGCAAGGCCAAGATCATCGAGGAGCTACCGCTGCTCACTGACAAGCCAGACACCGCTTACCGCATGCTGAAGGCCCTGGAAGAGGCTGGCTTGATTGAGCTTTCCAGCACTTCGAACATCACGCTTTTCCGCCTCACAGAGAAGGCGATCGAGTGGAACCAGAAGCTGGATGGGTCGGAA